TAAACGCAACATGTCGTTTCATATCTATAGAGAGTGAATTGAAACAAAGGGGAATACGGACATGCTTGCAAAACTTACGCGGGAAGGCTGGCTGGAATTGGCGATTGAGAAGCTTTGGCCTCTCTTTAAGCGCCATGGCGCGCCACTCCCTCAGAACATACGAGTCACAGTTGGTTTCACCTCAAGAGGGGGGAAAAAAGCAATAGGCCAAGTATGGTCAGACATATCTTCTGCCGGAAACGTCTTCGAGATCTTTATCCATCCAAGTTTATTACAAGCAAAAGCCCTTGGCGTGTTAGTCCATGAATTAGTTCATGTCGCAGTAGGTATTGACAAGAAACACGGCGAAGTATTCAAGAATCTAGCAACCAAAGTTGGTCTTACTGGAAAGATGACAGCTACTGAAGAAAGCTCGGAATTGCTCGCCCACTTTGAAACGCTCGACCTCCCAACCTATCCCCATCATATGCTCAATATGGACTCTATTAGCTCTGGACCAAAGAAGCAGGGAACGAGGCTAATAAAAGCCATATGCCCTTGCTGTGACTATACTTTCAGAATCTCGCAAAAGTGGATTGACGAGGCAGGATTGCCTGACTGTCCAGTTCACAAAGAGCAGATGGTTGTCGCGGCGTAGGGCGTGAGGCTGAGAGCGTTTAAACGCTCTCAGCTCTGACTTTCCATAATATGTCTTACACGCGAGTACAATCAAACTTATGCGAATGGAGACGAGCATGTTCAAACTGGTAAGCTGGGCGTTTGGTTCATGGTATCAGGCGCCCAAAGAAGCCCCCAGACTGGCCAAGCCCCGTGAGGCTAGGGACATAGCACTCACTGAAGAGCTGTGGCATGCTGAGGCGCTTTACTGGGAATGTGAACGCCTGAAAAGGCAGGCGGTGATTGAGGGAACGACGCCTGAGGTGGTCGCAGCGTGGCACGCGGCCAGTGACAAGCGAGCGTGGTCGCGGCGTATGCATGACGCCAAGCGAGCGAAGAAAGCCAAATGATATCAATGGGTTACCAGATCAGATCGTTTAAACGCTCTGAGCTTGCGCCCAGTGTCGCAGCGCAGAAAGGCTAGTGTTATCAATCACTTAGGTTTATTCGTATGTTTGAATACCCAGCTCCCAGGACCGAGGTCTGTAAAACAAAAATGTTTTACAGCCGACCGGGGGGAGGGGCCCATGCTCAGGCCCGAGCCCCAGCTAAGGGCCGAGCAAAAATTTTTTCGAAATTTTCCAGACGGCCCAAATCACCCATAAAATAATTGTTGTGCGAATTACGCAGTCCTGTTAAACCAATGTTATGCGAATTACCAGACAGCGCGAGCTGACCGGTCACACGTTCCACGAATGGCGCGTGCTTGACTTCTCCCACGCCAACAACTTCAACAAGCAATATTGGAACTGCGTTTGCACCTGCGGCGTAGAAAAGAAAGTAGAATCATATAACTTAACGTCCGGACGTTCGAAATCCTGCCGTAAATGCTCATCGAAAGTTGTCATTGAGACGGTTATAACGAAGCATGGCAAAAGCCGGTCCCTGGTTTACCGTCGCTGGCTGGCGATGAAGACCCGCTGCTACAACGAGAAGGCCGAGAAGTCGTACCGCTATCATGGCGCGCTCGGCGTCAAAGTAGCCGACGTCTGGCGCAATGACTTCCAAGCCTTCTACGACTATATCGGCGAGCCGCCGACCTCGCTCCATACGGTGGATCGGATCGACCCCTTCGGCGACTATGCGCCGGGCAACGTCCGCTGGGCGACACAATCCGAGCAGCGGAGCAACTTGCGCGTTCACGTCGATCAGCTTCGCTGTTACGCCGAGCGAGAGCAGCGCACCGGAAAGAAAGCGCCAGAGCCGAAATTGAAGGGTAATCGGTTCCTATGGCCCATCTTGAACCGATAAGCCCCAAAATGTCGATTTCTTACCCATGTCCTTGACGTCATGTGTAAAAAACTGCATTTTTTACACATGACCATTCCAGCACCCGAGGACGACATGACCCCCAAACGCGCCCGAAGCGCCGCTTCCCTGCAACGCGCCGACACCTACCACAATCCCCCATCCCGAGCCGTCCGATGGTCCGATACCCAGCAACGGCGCGACTTCAATCACATCCTGAAGCTATGGGACGAGTGGAAGAAGAACCTTGAGCACGACTTTCTTGAAATAGAGGCGGCGGCGGATGGGATTGACATTTCGCTTGAAGTTATGGACGAACTCATGAAAGGACGTATTATAAGGGACGACTAACAAAGGGAGTCCAGCCCCATGGCTACGATTAGTTTTATCAAACCGGCCTCGGTCATCATTGACCCTTCGAAGCGATCCGCCGCGCCCGCCAAGGCAGAAGAACTTGAAATAAGCACATCCGTTGCGATGCAGGGCGTCTTGACCATCAATATCATGGCCCCGGAAGACGATCAGCTTCTATTCAAGCTCGTACCGGAATCCGACCGCCAGAATCTTCTCAAGAAAATCTGGATTCAGGCGACCCTCCAGACGCTTATGCAAACCGTCAATCAGCTTGTCGAGCAGGCTCTTGTTCAGACGCGGCTCTTTCCGGTTTCCCGTCAAGTGCAGCCGTCCTTTGCGGGAGACGCCGCTGGCAACCTGATTTACGTCTTCCAGGTCCCGGTAGCCACCTTCCCGCCGCAGCAAATCGCCCCCTCCGGCGCTACGCTCCAGGTTGATCAGGAAATCGCCCTCGTCGCCGCCGCCGACCATCCGCAGGTAGTCTGATGGCCGGCGGCGTCAAGGGGACAAAGAAGGCGCCCTCCCCATATGGGCGCAAGGACCCCAAAACCGGCATAAATCCCAAGCAGGAGCAGTTCTGCCAGAACTATGTGCGCGGCTGGGATTATGTCAAAGCCTATAAGGAGGCGGGCTATGACTCGGTCAACGAAGCGACATGCGAAACCAAGGACCAGCTCACACGCCGTTATCGCCGCGCCGCGATTTGCCTCGCCAACCGCCCGGCCGTCAAGAAACGCATAGACGAGCTTCAGGCGGAGCAGACGGCTTCGGTCAACGCCCAGCGGCTGGCCATGACCGACAAATACGCGATGAACATCGAGCGGTTGACGCTGATGCTTCTCGAAGACCGGCATTTCGCCAGGACCGGCGAACTCGCTCTTCCTGGAGCCGAGCAGATCAAGGATCACACGAAGGGATCGGACTGGCGGTCCGACGCCCGCGCGGCGGTCCAGGCCACCATGGGCCTCGCCAAGCTGCACGGTCTCTTGATCGACAAGGCGGAGATCACGGTTCAGGGGTCTATCTCCCGGATGAGCAACGAAGAACTGCTTCAGTTCATTTCAAAAGTCCACAGCGAGATCGGCCCCATTGTCGAGGTGACGGCGAACGCCGCGCCCACGGCGCCGCGCCAGATCGAGGCGGAGCATCACCAGGACGCGGATTTCGCGTTCCCGCCAAAGGGCGGCCACCAAGCCCCTGTCAAGAAACGGTGACCCATGGCTGAACACGATCTTCAGCAGCTCCTGGCGAAAACCGGCGACCCGCGCACGACGCACGAGTTGCTGGCGTCGGCGTTGCACGAGTTCAGAATGCGCGTCGAGCGGGAGAATCAGGCCCGCCCCGGCGGGTTGCTGGAGTTCGTCAGATATTTTTGGGACACCATCGAGCCCGGCCGGGAGTTTGTGGAGGGCTGGCCGCTCGAAGCGATGGCCATGCACCTGGAGGCGGTGACCTACGGAGCTATCAATCGCCTCCTCATAAACGTTCCCCCAGGATCAATGAAGTCTTTGTTATTAAACGTTTTTTGGCCCGCCTGGGAGTGGAGCGCCTGCGGTAAGCCGGGCATGCGCTATATCGCGTTCTCGTATTCCTCCCTGCTGACTGAGCGCGACAATCAGCGGATGCTCGACCTGATCGAGAGTCAGAAGTTTCAGGACCTCTGGGGTCATCTGTTCACGATGCGCCAGAAGGGCGTGACAAAGATTTCCAACAACAAGTTTGGTTGGAAATTCGCCTCTTCGGTCCGAGGCACCGGCACCGGCGAACGCGCCGATCGGGTTCTTTGTTTCCCGGAAGAGATGCTTGTTGCGACCGAGAGCGGGCCTATTGCTATCGGTCGCATTGTTCGGGAGCGTTTAAACGTTCGCGTTTGGAGCCGGAGCCCGGTAACCGGCCGCCTTGAGTTGCGGCCGGTTACCGGATGGAAGCACAATCCGGGATCAGACCTTGTCCGGGTCAACTATACCGGCGGTTCTGTCAGGTGTACGCCCGATCACAGGTTCTGGGTTGAGGGACGCGGCTGGGTGGAGGCGCGGCTTTTGAAGGCCGGTGACGTGGTTCCATGTACGGCCGGTCTTAATGTGCGTGACGTTTTGCCCACTGATACCGTAACGCAGACCAATTTCAGTCGGAGTCCCTTCAGAGCTCAGTATCTCAAGAGCTGTTTCCGCCGATATTTTAGCAGTTGGTCTTGGATGCGCGGACCCTCTTTTTACTCTGGGTTTCCTTGTATCCGTAGTAAGGTTCAGGTGAGTCCACGTTCTACCGTTGAAAATACTTTCAATAGTGCTCGGGCTTACACTGAACTCGCGCGCGACACTGAGCGCGGTATGGGTTTCTCTCTTAGAGAAAATATCCCTGACAGTTTTTTCGTCAAGATGGGCTGCGCCGTTCCGAAACCCTCCATTCTTTTTGCAATCCGCGATATTCTGCGCCCGCGTTCCATATTCGAGATTGGAAAGGCGGCAGTCCGCGCGCTTATCGTTGCGATGACGGACCTCCTGCCCTTCAGGGACCGGCCCAACGAACGACAGCAGCAAGAGCTGATGGGCGAAGACATAATGCGTCTGCCCGTCTCGGCGCAGCGTGACGCGGGGATATCCCTTACTGAGCGATGGGTTCATGAAGCGCCCATCTCTGGTGATAGTGTGGGCGGCGGTGGAGTCCCTGTTCCGGTCAGTATAGACCGGGGCGCTTCCTTTGCGGGCGATGGTGCGGGGCTTACTGTAGATGCGCCCATAGTTGGAAATCAGGTAGTTAGGGAAGCCGCTGGCTTCTCTCCAGACTTCGGGGCCGTTCTCGGCGTCGAGGGTTACGGTCATGTTATGGAAACCTTCTGCTTGACAGTGGAAGGCAACCATAACATGTTTGTTTCTGATGGCAAGAAATATATATTGGCTTCAAACTGTGATGATCCTCACAACATCAAAGAGGGCGAGAGTCAGACCATCCGGGAAGAGACGGTGCGCTGGTTCAAAGAGGCCATGTCTAACCGCCTGAACCACATGACCAAGTCGGCGATTATCGTGATTATGCAGCGCGTCCATCAGGACGACGTCAGCGGCACGATCATCGATGAGGAGCTTGGTTACGAGCATCTCATGATCTCCATGCTCTACGAGCAGGGGGTTCATTGCGTGACCGGGCTCGGCTGGTCCGATCCGCGAACCGAGGAGGGCGAGAATTTTTGGACCGCGCGGTTCCCGCCCGCCGCTGTCGAGGAATGTTTGAAGCTGGGCGAGTTCGCCTTTGCCGCCCAATACCAGCAGCGGCCGAGCCCGCGCGGCGGCGGCATATTCAAGACGGACTATTGGAACGTCTGGGAACCGGAAGACGGCCGCTACCCCCCGTTCGATTTCATCCTGGCCTCGGTCGACCCAGCATATACGCACCATGACGAGAACGATCCGAGCGCGATGACGGTGTGGGGGCTCAACTACGCCGACGACGGGACGCCGCGCGTCTTCCTGATCGCGGCGTGGCGCAAGTGGCTTCAGCTTCACGGGCCGGACCTCGTCCAGGACTGGGGCGAGCCGCCCGAGCTGTTCCTTGAGCGTCAAAAGAAGGTCTGGGGTCTGGTCGAGTGGATCGGGCACACCTGCAAGCGGTTCCACGTGGATCGTCTGCTCGTCGAGGCTAAGGCCAGCGGGATATCGGTGGTCCAGGAACTCCAGCGTCTTCTTTTTCAAGAGAAGTTCGGGATCGAGTTTTTCAACCCAGGCCGATCCGATAAAGAAGTCCGGGCGAACCGGGTTCAGCATATCTGGTCCGCCGGCATGATTTACCGCCCCGACCGGCCTTGGGCGACCATGGTCGAAGATGAAATGGCGGCTTTTCCCAAAGCGCGTTATGATGACTTAACGGATTCCGCCACGCAGGCTCTTTGGTGGTTTCGACAGCAGAATATGTTGGCTCGCCGGGAAGAACTCAGGGCGGCGAACGACCCGGAAACAGGCGGAAACTCCAGCGCTTTTATAGACTCCGTCCCCCTTTACCCGATGTAGTGGAGTAACCGCCGATGACAGCCGCACAGGTCTTCGATTTTAAGAAATATATGGACGATCAGCCGCTCCACAGTCCTCAAGGCGTCCATTTTGCCCAAGAGAACGATGCGCTTGTCATTGACGAGCCGGACGGCGGCGTCACGATTGAGTTCAGCCCGCGAAATCACAACTCGAAAGAGGCGGCGGACGATCACAACGCCAATTTGGCGGAATTTATCGATGAATCGGCGCTTAATAGCCTCGCCGTCGACCTGATCGAGGGGATCGAGGAGGATCGGCGCAGCTTCGCCGAGTGGTTGCAGACCCGCGCGAACGGGATCAAGCTGCTCGGGTTCAAGGTCGAGGAGCCGAGAGCCGACCTCGCCAGCACTTCCGCGCCTCTTGAGGGCATGTCGACGGTGCGTCACCCGCTTTTGGGCGAGGCGTGTCTCCATTTCCAGGCCAACGCCCGGCGCGAGCTGATTCCCAGCAACGGCCCGGCCAAGATCGCCGTTTTCGGCTCCCAGACCGCCCCGAAAGACTGGCTTGCGGATAAGCTTGAACAAGAAATCAACTGGTATCTTATTAAAAAAGCTACCGAATTTATCCCAGGCACCGACAGATTGCTGTTCATGGTGGGATTTTCGGGGATGGCCTTTAAAAAAGTGTACTTCTGCCCGATGCGGCGCCGCCCGGTCTCGGAGATGGTGGAC